TTAATGAGTCCTGAGCCTAGCGTCACCCCCCGGGCGATGACTTTGGAGGAGATCCAGAGCACGATCCTGGACTATGAGACCGCCGCACGCGCAGCAAAAGATGCGGGCTTCGACGGCGTGGAGGTGCATGGTGCCAATGGCTTTCTACCCGCCCAGTTCCTCGAAGACGGGCCCAACAAACGAACCGACGCCTATGGTGGCCCTGTCGAAAATCGCGCCCGTTTCTTGCTCGAAGCGACTGATGCCGCCATCCGTGTCTTTGGGCCATCCCGCGTGTCCGTCCGGCTTTCGCCGCGGATCCCCTATAACGACATGGGCGATAGCGATCTGGAAGGCACCTATATGTTTGCCGTCGAAGCCCTTGAGGCGAGGAAGGTAGGGATGCTCCACTTCATGGAGCCGGCCCAGCTTCCGGACGGTCTCAAGCTGCTGGCACCCGAAGCGAGAAAGCGGTTTACCGGTCAGTTCATCGTGAACGTTGGATATGATCGCGACACTGCCGAACGGGCGATAGCCACCGGTCTGGCCGATGCGGTGACGTTCGGAACGCTCTTCATCAGCAACCCTGATCTCCCCGAACGCTTCCGCCGCGACGCCGCCTTGGCGCCGTCCGACCCTGCGACGCACTATGCGGGTGGCGAGCAGGGTTACACGGACTACCCGCCTCTCGGCTGAGGCTTCTGCCGAGGCAGACTTCTCGATCCAGCCGCCCCGTTGCAAACGGATGAAGCGAGCGGCCGGATCGAGATTTTTACAAGTCTTGTCCCGCCGTCGCGTTCTGCCCAGAACATTTCCGCTGTTAACCGACACTTGTTCTTAGAGGAAGGCGGGACTGGGTGGGATTTGGGGGGATGTGGCGGGATGGATGGCGGAGAACCGGGGTTTTAGGCGCGTTGTGCAGGGATTGTGCGGCGCGCTTTTTTGTTTTTGGAGTGCGGGTGGTTTCGGGTGGTTTTGACAGATGATTTTGGAGTTAGGGCCTTTGGGTTGTAACGGGCTCTTATGAAACTCTGAAAGGGATTGTAGCCTCTTAGGGGATCTCTGAAAAGGGTGGGCCGGGCCTGCGGGTGGCCCGCGATGTTACATTTTTACAAGTCTTATGCCTGGCGTTTGCCGGTATCAGTTTTGGCGGGTTGCGTTAACAGCCTGTGGCGCAGATCGGCGGCATATTCGCCGACACAGACCATGCGATCGGCGGGATCATCCACGGTGGCGACGATGCGGTTATGTTCGTCTATCGCCATTTCGGTGGCTTCGTGGATGGCGATGCCCATTCCCAGGTCCTTGTAAGTCCTTACGATTTTATCGGTCAGTCGCCCGACCAGCTTTTTATCAAGCCGCCCGGCGTCAGCTGGTGCTGCCGGCGCCGTCGGCGCCACGCCCTCATCCCCGCGCATCATCGACCCTTCACCGGTCAGTAGCCATTGAGCGTTAATCCCGCGATCCAACAAAACAGATAGTGCTGAAGGTTTTGGTTCGGTTTTGTCGTTTTCATATCGCTCCCAAGAGTTGCGGTTCACCTTCGCCAGGTCCGCAGCTTCGGATGCACTAATATTCAACCATTTCCTAGCGGTACGCATTCGGCAGCCTAATGTGTCAGACATGGGCGAAAGTTCCGGGTTTCAACTTTCGCACGGCAGCGAAACTTGTTCCAAGCTGCGAAAGTTCAATAAAAATTATTTTTAAACAATCACTTATGGGAAATGCTCTATTAATATAGCAATGGGCGAACTTTCGCCCGTTTTCTTGATTGACGATGGTCGATTTTTGTAGCATTGTGCTTTTCGTACCTACGAAAACCGAATTACAAAACAAACCGACCTGGCGGGGTCGGCGGCGACAAGGATGGTCTTATGAGCGATGCGCTTGCCGTTGCGGGAGACATGCCGCCTGGCATGATCCGCTACAAGCTGGAACAACGTGGTTATACCTATGCCGATGTTGAGCGGCAATATGGTTTACCGGCGCGGACAGCCTGCAAGGCAGCGGTTGTGCCGTATTTCCACGGTGAAATGGCGATTGCCGAGGTGCTGGGGCTTAGCCCCCGCCAGATATGGCCATCGCGGTTCGATATGGAAACAGGCGCACGCCTTAAGCCTCAACCTGCTGAAAACTATAGCCACACACCCCGCCTGCGTCACTGTTTAAAAGGAGAAGCAGCGTGAACGGTGGTGATAAGGCGAAGAGCGGGGAAGCAGGGCCGGTGCCCGATTTTTCCTTTCTTGATGAAAAGGAACTGGCGGCGGTGACGGTTTTTGCCGTGCATCTCAAGCTAAACGGGGTTCATGCGGCGTTTTTTCGCCAGATTGCCGATGCGCTTGAGGGGCGTGACACGCATGTGCCTGATGGGAAAGAAACGTGCAGCTTTACCGATGTTGACGCGGCGCGGGCCGATGCCAAAAACCGGCAGGCGTATCTGGATCGTTTTGTTTTTGCATCCAAATTTGTCGGGCTGCCCCTTAAGGCCGACGCCAGTGATTTTTTCGAGGGGATGATCCGGGCGGCACATGCGCTGCCGCTTGAGAATGACCCTATCGCCGGAAAACCGACAGAACCCGATGATATTGACCTTGTGCGCGCCCAGGCAAAAGAGCGGCAGGCGCATGTGGACCGGATGTTGTCGGATGCCGGGCAATTGCGCCGCGCCCTGACCGAAATGATGGTTGGGGATTTGAGCTGCCACGGGCCGATTTCCCAAAATATTGGCACTGTTTTTAACCTGTCGCGCCGGTCGGCGCGGCGATAAGGAGGCTGTTATGGTGAAAGGTTTTCCTGCACCGGAGGGGGTTGATCCGGATGATGAGGGCGCAGCATGTTGCGGCCTTGATGTTGAAACGAGCGACGGGACTTGTGTGCGTCGCATTTCAAGGCTGAGCAAAAGCGAGGCCGATGCAGTGGTTGCTTTTGCATCGGCCCTGGCGAGCGGTCTTCTGGACGTTGGTGCCCTTAAGTTTATCGCCGGGATTGTTGAAGGGGCTGGACCTAATGCGCCTGACGCAGAAAAACCGGGCCAGACGACTCTGGATGCAACAAAGTTTGAAGTCTGCATCCAGAGCGGCGTCAATTTTGAGCGGATCGTGATTAAGCCCAAAGGGTTTAGTCTTTCGTCAGAACAGATTGAGGCGATTAAGAAAAGCGTTTTGGGAATCGTTGGTGAAAAAAGCAACCAGATCGAACCTGTTGATCTGGTTGCCGAGATTAAGGCGCTTCAGCCCAACGCAGAACAGGCCGAGGCTATTGCCACCTTTGCGCATGTGGTGGTGAAGGATTTTGGTGGCAAAGCCTTCATTCGGGAACTTGTTGCCGGATTAATGATGGGCGGAAAGGTTTATTTGCCGGAATGCAAGGTGCCGTCATCCTGGGCTTTGACCCAGGCGCGCCGGATCGCGGCGTGTATTTCCGAAGCGTAGTCTTCAACGTCCTTCCCCGCGCTTTTCGGGGATGTCGAGCGAAGCTGTTTCGTTTCAATCAGCTTTTCGGTCAGTGAGATGGCCATACGAAAGGTCTCTTCTTTATCCATCGTGTTTTCCCTCCTCGGTTGGGTTTGCAACTCCGAGTTTAGAGGGAAAGTGGCGGCGACGCTATCCCCCGCTTCCCCCTGCGAGCGTCGCCGCCTTTTTTTCTTTTGTGATTTTTTTCGTTATTTATGAGGCCCTGAATGTCGAAAATGATTGAAATATCGGCCATTGAGGTTGGTGAGCGGCTGCGTGCCGTTGACCCGGACCATGTTGCGGTGATTGCCGGTTCGATCCGCGAATGCGGGCGAATTTTACAACCGATTGCGGTGAGTATGGTTTACCGCGAAAAGGCGTTGCGGCCCAATTATGTGCTGGTTGCGGGGGCGCACCGGCTTGCGGCGGCGCAACTGGCGGGTTTAAGCGAGATACCGGCGGAAGTTTATGAGGGACTAAGCCCGCTTGCAGCGCGGTTGATCGAGATTGACGAGAATTTGTTGCGCCACGAGCTTAATCCGCTGGACCGGGCGGTGTTTTTGGCCGAGCGCAAGGCGGTTTATGAAGGTTTACATCCTGAGACGAAGGCTGGCGTTGCGGGCGCAAAGGCCCGGCACGATTCTGCAAACGACACGATGTCGTTTGCAAAAGATGCTGCGGAGAAAACCGGCCTTAACCCGCGCACCATTCAACGTGCGGTGACGATTGTCAGCAAGATTTCCCCGGAAATCCGCCGGTCCCTGACGGGTACGATACTTTCAAAAAACCAGAAAGAGCTTTTGTTGCTGGCCAAGCAGCCACCGGAGCAGCAAGCAGAGATTGTGGGTTTAATGCTGGGGGAAAACGCCCCGGTTAAATCCGTTAAAGCCGCGATTGAACGGGTGAGCGGCAAGGTTGCCGCCGTGCCGGACAGGAACGAAGCGCAGACGCGCCACCTGGTTAATGCGTGGATGCATGCAGGGATTTTGGCGCGCCGGGCCTTTGTTCACGAGCTTTCAGAGGCTGATCGGCGGTTGTTAAGAGAGCTTTTGAGCGTAACGGAACCCAATATTGAGGAGGCTGCGTAATGAGTAACGGCTCGAAAAATACCGGGCAGGAAAATGATTTTTGGTACACGTGGGATGTCCCGCCCGGCTGGGGTGTCAAGTCGCCTGCAAAGATTCGGCAAATCCGCCAAGCAAGGCAGCCGCTTCGGTTTCTTCAAGTTGTTCGAGGCGCTGTCGCGCGCTTCCTAGCTGGCTAAGATAAAGGTCTATATCGAGATGGTTTTGCATCACAAGACTTCTGACCAGCGCCGTCATTGCCACATTCAACGCGAGCGCCTTCTGGTCGGCGGCGGTATTTCCTTTTTCTTCACTCATGGGGGTTTCCCTTTGCTGGTTGGAATGGTTGACACCACCGATCATAGCGAAGCCGGGAACCCCCGCCAATCCCGGGAGGCTGCGTGATGAGCCGACGCAAAGATGACGGGACGCTGGATTTGTTCACCGACTGGACGCCGCCCAAAATCGCGGTGCGGTTTGAGGATGAGGCGCGGGTGCGGGCGAACAGTGTGGCTGAGCGCGTCAGCCGGATGGTGGCCGAGGTTTTGCGCGATGCGGAGATGAGCCGGGCGGATATTGCGGGCGCGATGGGGGAATTTTTAGGTAAGCCGGTGAGCAAGGCGATGCTCGATGCCTATGCCGGGCAGGCACGCGGCGATCATAATATCAGTCTGGCGCGGGCGGTGGCGCTGGTGGCGGCGACGAAAGATGCGCGGGTGATTGGCAGCGAGCTTGAGCCACTGGGCCTTGCGGTGGTGCCGCGTCGCGATTTGCACGGATTGCGGCATCTGGCGTGGCAGGAACGGTCGCGCAAGGCGCAGGCGATGGCGGATGCGGAATATCAGATGTGGAAAGGGCTGGCGTGATGAAAGAGTTTTATTCGCCAGCCGAGATTGAAGGTATGAGGTTACCTGCTATTCCGGCGCTAGCCCGCGATATCACGAGGCTGGCGGGAAGAGAAGGCTGGCGTACGGCCTTAACGGTTGGTGGCGAGCCGCTGGCGCGTAAATGCCAGGGCATTAAAGGCGGCGGCTGGGAATATCACTGGTCGCTGTTTCCGGTTGCCGCCCAGCGCGCCCTGCATAAGCGCGAAATTGCGCGCAAGCAGAAAGAGGATGGTGCCCCTGCCATTCGCGGGGCGACGGCCAGCCGGGTTGACTGGGACTGGTTTGAGCGCCAGCCCGATGCGCGCAAAAGCAAGGCACGGTACCGGCTGTCTATTTTAGAGGCGGTGTGCGGGTTGCAGCGCGGGGCGCTGTCAAAGGACCGGGCGGTTTATGCGGTGGCCGATCAGCAAAAGGTTGGCAAATCGACGATTTTTAACTGGTTCAAGATGGTTGAGGGGCTGGACCGGAAAGACTGGCTGCCCGCCCTTTGCCCGCGCCATACCGGACGGACCAAAACGGTGGAATGCGACCCGCGTGCCTGGGAGTTTATCAAGGCGGACTGGCTGCGGCTGGAAAAGCCGCCTTTTACCGCCTGTTACCTGCGCCTTGAAATGGCGGCAAAGGAACATGGCTGGTCAATCCCGGCGGGGCGCACTTTGGAACGGCGGCTGGAAACGGAAATTCCCGCGCCGGTGCGGGTGTTGCTGCGTGAAGGCAATGAAAAGCTGAAAATGATGTATCCGCCGCAGATACGTGATCGCAGTGAGTTTCATGCGATGGAAGCGGTCAATGTGGACGGTCATAAATGGGACGTTTTTGTGCGGTTCCCGGATGGCACAATAACCCGCCCGCTGATGGTGGCGATACAGGATTTGTATTCAAACAAATGTGTCGCGTGGCGGGTGGACAAGTCGGAAAATTCTGACCTTGTCCGGCTGGCATTTGGCGATCTGTTTCGTGATTATGGCATTCCTGATCATTGCTGGCTGGATAACGGGCGCGGTTTTGCGGCGAAATGCATCACCGGCGGCACCCCGAACAGATACCGGTTCAAGGTTAAACCCGAGGAGCCAAGCGGGATATTGACCGCCCTTGGCATCGGCATTCACTGGACAAAGCCGTATTCGGGGCAGTCAAAGCCAATTGAACGCATGTTTCGCGATTTTTGTAATCATATCGCCAAACATCCGGCATTTGCCGGGGCCTATACCGGCAATAACCCGATGGCCAAGCCGGAAAATTACGCGAGCCGTGCTGTTCCGCTGGACGATTTTCTGAAAGTGGTTGGCGAAGGCATTCGCGCCCACAATGCGCGGACCAAGCGCAAAACGCGGGTTTGCGGTGGATTGCGGTCGTTTGATCAGGCATTTGATGAAAGCTATGTCAATGCGGTGATCCGCAAGGCAGCACCTGAACAGTTGCGCATGTGTTTGCTGGCGGCGGAAAAAATTCGTACCGACAAGCGCAGTGGCCGAGTTGAGTTGATGGGCAATACCTATTGGTCCGACTGCCTGCTTGAGCATGTTGGCAAGCCGATCATGGTGCGGTTTGACCCCGATTTTCTGCATGACAGTGTTTATGCCTATCGCCTTGATGGCAGCTTTATCGGCGAGGTTGAACTTTGGGAGGCCAGCGGCTTTCCTGACCGCAGTGCCGCGCGCAATCATGGCCGCAAACGGCGCAGTTTTGTCAATCTGACCAAACAGGCCGCCGAAATCGAACGGTCCCTTTCAATCGACGAATATATGCGGCTGTTGCCCGATATGGATGACGCAACACCCGCCCCGCAACCCGCTGCTGTTCGCATGGTATCGGGCAATCTTGCGGCCAAGGTCGAGGCGGAACCAGTTTCAGAACAGGACTTCAAGAACGAATTTTCACGGAATTTCCGGGCTGGCCTGAAGGTTTATCAGGGTGGTTTGGAAGAGTGAGGACGCGCCGCGACCAAGCATAGCGCGCCCTCGTGACCAACAAGGATCAACAGGAAAATAGCATGAACAGACCAGTCACGACAGAACATACCTTTAGCGATGCGGAGATCGAAGAAATCCGCCTTGCCTGCCAGTCGGTGATGGAAGCCGAGGGCTATAGCCAGACGGAGGCCGCGCGGCTTTCCGGGGTTAAATACACGACATTTGCCGCGTGGATTAAGAGCACTTACGCAGGCAACAATTCGCGAATTGCCGGGGAAGTGCAGATCTGGCTTTCCGGCCTTGGGGAACGCAAGCAGGCCGCAGCGCGTGCGCCTAAACTGCCAGACTATATTGAAACGCCATCCACACGCGAGTTCATTGATGCGCTTGCGTTTGGTCATCTATTACCGGAAATCGTGATTATTGCCGGGGGTGCCGGGATCAGCAAAACGACTGCGTGCGAACATTATGCGCGCACCAATCGCAATGTGTGGCTGGCAACGGCGGACCCCAGTTCCAAGGGCACGCATGGCCTTCTGGTCGAACTGGCCGAGGTCATGGATGTGACAGAGAAGCATGCCGCGAAACTGGCGCGCGCGATTTGCCGCCGGGTTGAGGGCACCCAAGGGCTGATCATTATCGATGAAGCGCAGCAATTATCGACAGAGGCGCTTGATCAGATCAGGTCGATCTATGATCGGGCGCGCGGCACCGTTGGCGTTGCGCTGGTTGGTAATGAGCAGGTTTATGCCCGGCTTGAAGGCAACGGGCGCAAAGCCGAGTTTGCCCAGCTTTTTTCCCGCGTCGGGGTGCGTATCACCCAGTCGCGGCCAAAGGCCGAGGACATGTGTGTTCTGATCAAAGCCTGGGACATTACCGACAAGGAAGAAATCAAGCTGCTTAAGGCCATCGGGCGCAAACCCGGCGCGTTGCGTGGCATGACGAAAACCTTGCAACTGGCAACGATGCTTGCCGCCGGTGCCGGGATGCCGCGCTCGATTGAGCATATCAAGATGGCCTGGGACAAGCATTCGTCCTCGTTCGTTTCACCGGCGGCGTAAGGAGGGAATGATGCTTAGTCAGAAACTTTCAAACGTGACCGGGGCCTTGCGCAAAATGGCGCATCGGAGCGGCGGCAAGTTGAACCTCGATGCCTCAACCACCGACATTTTGCTGACCAATTTGCAGGAGCTTGCCGACCGCCTGGGCACCTATGAGCGCGCAAACGGGCCGGTGTCGGTGGGGGAGCCGAGCCTGCTGGCAATTGAGCGGGCGGTAGCGCGCGGGCAAGTCGTCAATCTTGCGGATCGGCGGATGGCGCGGCGGTTTTCCGGCCCTGATGACGGGGGGAGCGCAGCATGAGGCGGTCCCGCATTCCCTTCATCCGATTTCTCATTCAACAGGTTCGCTTTTTGCGGACCCTGCAAGGAAAACCCTCATGACGTCATTATCACCAGTATCATCCCTGCCGGTCACAATGGCCGATATTGAACAGAAAACCCAGGGCTATGCTGCCGCCCGGATCGAGCTTGCCGAGGCTGTGACGGCCTTGCAGGAAGACCTTGACAAGGTGAAAGCTCGCTATATGGGCATGATCCGCAAGCAGGTTGAGGTTTTGCGCGGCCATGAAAAGGATTTGCAGGACGCGATCCTTAAAACACCTGGTCTTTTTGAAAAACCAAAATCACGTACTTTTGCCGGGATCAAGGTGGGGTATGCCAAACAGCCCGGTCGCCTTGAATGCCCCGATGATGACCAGCTGATCAACGCGATCCGCAAGCTGTTTCCTGACAGTGTCAAAACGCTGATCAAGGTCACGGAAAAGCCGGTGAAAACGGCCCTTTCGAACATGCCCGCCAAGGATTTGAAACGCCTTGGTGTGTCGGTGGTTGATGCCACGGACATTGTCATTGTCAAGCCGCAGGACAGTGATGTCGACAAGCTGGTTGCGGCGCTGATGAGTGAGGAGGAATGAAATGTCTTTCGAGGAAATCGCCCCGCCGCAGAAATACAGCACTGTGGCGGTCAATCCCGATGAAATCATGATTTCAACCCGCTGTGTGCGCAAGTGTCAGATGCTGGTGCTGCGCTTTGGCGAGGATGCCGTCAAGCGCCTGAAGCTGCGCCCCGGGCATTATTATATGGCACGCTGGGGGACAAACGAACATCAGGGGAAGCTGCGGTTAAGCGAGGTTTCCAAAGGCTGGGAACTGAAACTGCCCAAACGCAGCAAAATTGCCCAGATTACCTTTTCGCGCCTGCCCGCCAGTTACCAGGGCAAGCAGTTCTCGGGCAAGCGTATTACCGCCGAACAGATCGACGGGGTGCCGGGGCGTTCGGAACCGTTTGTTCAACTGGTCCTGCCGGTGGATTTCTTTGCGGAGCCTGATCATGAGCAAGCGTAAAGCGCGGGATGTGTTTTGTGTCGAGCTGGTTGATCAGGCTCTGATTTACGTGATCGCCCGGTCGGCCAAAGGTGCGGTGAGCGTTGCCGCGCAAAGCGGTTTTGCCCCGGATCGCAGCAAGAAAGCCCGTCTGGTTGATGCGCTGTTCGCCGAACGGGCGATCAATCGCAAACCCCCAAAAACGGAGGCTGCGTGATGTATGCCTATTGCTATGGCAGCGGTGATATTCACATCGCGCCCGATATGCCGGTCGAGGCAACGCTTTTGATGTCGGGACCGGAATCGATCCTGCGCTGGCGCATCGGCAACACACGGCGGGTGCCTGGCATCCCCGCCGAAGATTATGCCGGTGAAAAGCAGGCGATTGCCCAGTTCAAAAGGTTTCTTCAGGCACCGCGCCGGAAAGTGCGGGGGGCTTGAAGAGAAACCGGGGCCACCCAAACCTGTTACGAGCTTTTGGTTTGGCCCCGGTTCACCGCCTTAGCAACGAACAGGTTGCGGCCTGTTCCTTGGTGCGGCGGCGTGGAAGTTGGACACGCGTTAAAGGGCCGGACGGGAAAAACCACAGTACGACGTGCGGTTGCCCAAAGGTTGAAAACCGAGAGGTTCCAGGCGGGATCACGATGCAGCACGCGGAAACGGGTGCCGAGCCGACGCCGGGGTAGCGCCCGGCCCGTACCACCCCTGAAATGAGGAACGGAAAATGAAAAAATTCAAAGACCATTTGGACCACACACAAGTTCTGGCGGCTTGCGCCAACGCCGGTTTTGGGGTTGATACCTCCCGCTACGATGATGGCGGGGACTGGATCACGATCTTTGGCCGGTTCGCCAATGAGGATCTGCGGATCATTTATTCAAGCTGGAACGGCAAGTTCATAGGCAAATCGCCGGACGGGGAAATGTTCGATGGTGCCCGCGAAGAGCTTGAGGGCATCGGCTGGTACGACGCCATCCTCGACTTTCTCTATATCCCGGAAGAAGAGAAAGCCGCCTGAAATGACCAAAGCCCCTGCACATAACCCGGATGCACACGCTGCCCTTGCCGATCTGGCGATGGTTGCTGCCGGGTTTGTGCGTGGGGATCGACCACGCGGGGCAACCGCACGGGGCCGTCTCTTAACAGCCCTGCATCATGCGAATGAAGTGTTGAGTGCCGGTAAGGAAGAGGCTTTTAGCGCCGACGCCTTTGCCGACCCTGAACAGTTGGTTCGGGCTTACATCGAGGCCGGTGGGAACTGGCAGAAACTTGTCGCCACCGTGAGCCGCCTATCCCTTGAAGGAGCGACCCGTCGTCATGAATAACCAGTTGATCAAAGAGTTTGTCAATTTGCGGCCAACGGGGGGATTTCGCGTGATCCTTGCGGACCCGGCGGTGAGCTTTGACAACTGGTCAGCCAAGGGCGAAGCGAAAAACGCCAAGGCGCATTATGACTGCATGAGCTTTGAGCAGATTGCCAAAATGCCGGTCAGTGCCCTGTGCGCCGATGATTGCGTGCTGTTTTTGTGGGTGACGTGGCCCACCATGCCGCACTGGCAGGAAATGATTACCGGCTGGGGGTTCACCTTTGCCGGGCTTGCCTGGGAATGGCGCAAATTCAACCCTGAAACCGGCAAATATGCCTTTGGCCCCGGTTATGGCACCCGCAAAAACCTTGAACCCTGCCTGATGTGCACGAAGGGCAATCCATCGCTTAAATCCGCCTTGCCCGATGATTTGTTCGGGATGGGCCGCATACCTACCGGGGTTCATTCCGTGCGCGACTGGATTGAATGGTGGCCCGAAGACGAAATCCGCGCGCCGCGCCGTGAGCATTCCCGCAAACCCGACGAACAGTATGACCGCATTGAAACGATGTTCGATGGACCTTATCTGGAAATGTTTGCCCGCCAGACGCGCAAGGGCTGGGCCGCATGGGGCAACCAGACCGACAAGTTTGGAGATGTGGCATGAGCGGTACCTGGTACGACGATGCGATGGCCACGATCAGAGAACTGCACGCAACGCTCCCGGCGGATTTGCCATTCAAGGATCGGGTCAGGGCAGTGCGCGATGCCTATCCCTACAGCGAGCGACAGCGCTGGCCCTACAAGGCGTGGTGCAAAGCACAGCGGGACTATCTGGCGCGGTTTGTGACAGCGGATCAGCGCCCGAAAAATCTGCCTTTGACGCCGTTAGAGCAGTTCATTGAAACATCAATTCATTCCGGGACGTCAGGAGATAGCAATGGCCGAGCATGAAAATATCCTGCGCAAAATCAAATCCTGTTTGGCGCTGGCGCAATCTGACAACCCGAACGAGGCGGCTGCGGCATTGTCGCGCGCCCAGGACTTGATGGAAAAATACGGGGTCAGCCATGATGATGTTGTGATCAGCGATGTTAACAGCAGCACCGCGAACAGCAGTGCTGGCCGGGTGCCCCCGAAGCATATTGTTATGCTTGCCAATATGGTGGCGCGCGCTTTTGGGGTTGAGACGGTGTATCGCGCGTATTATCGCGGCGACAGGTGGCGGGCGCGTTTCGAGTTTTACGGGATTGATGTCGGCCCCAAGGTCGCGGCTTATACCTATGAAGTGCTTGAGCGGCAGCTGATAAAAAGCCGCACGGCCTATATTGGCGGCCTGAATAAACGCCTGAAACGCAGCACCAAGGTGCGCCGGGGCGACATGTATGCCAGTGGCTGGGTTCGCGCGGTGGCTGACAAGGTCTTATCGCATTGCGCGACAGAGGCGGAAATTAAAGCCATTGAAGCCTATGAGGCAAAGCAATTTGGCGACAGCCTGCAGAGCATGAAAGGCAGAGACCTTAGCACCAAGGCGCGCAATCATGATTACGGGGCGTTGGTGGATGGTCTGGCCGATGGCAGCAAGGTTGATTTTCGTCAAGGTGTTGCAGGTGAGGGCCAGCAGGCGCTGACCGGTGGAGGTGATCAGTCATGACCGCTCTTCGCAAAACCGCAGCAAAACCGAAAAAGCTGGTCGATCCCTATCGCCGTCGCCTGTATGGCAAAATCGAAGTGGCCAAGAAAGAGCTTGGTTTGGATGATGATGCCTATCGCGACATTATTGCAGCCCTGTATCCCGGTAAAACCAGCCGCACCCAGCTTGGCACAGCACAACTGGTGGGGCTGATCGAGCATTTCAAATCGCTGGGTTTCAAGCCGAAAAGGAAGGTTCCCGCCCGTGCTGGCCGGGCGCGTTTGGCGGATGGCGACGCGCAACGTAAAGTTCGCGCACTTTGGATATCGCTTTATCATCTTGGTGTTGTCTCAGATCCTTCTGAGAAGGCTCTGGGAGGGTTTGTAAAACGCCAGGCGAATGTTGATGATGTGGGGTTTATGTCGCCCGGTGACAGTTACAAGGTGATTGAGGCGCTGAAGGCCTGGGCAACGCGGGCGGCGGGTGTGAACTGGTCGCCTTATCAGATCGGGTATAGCGAAACCGTTGAAAACCCGCGTTGCCGGATTATCGAGGCGCAGTGGCGGATTTTAAACCCGAACGGGGCGCAAAGTTCGCTGGCGTGGTGGGCGCAGGATTTTGTTGGTAGTTCCACCAATATGTCACACTGGCATTTTTCAGATAGGGAAGCAGACCGGGCGATTGAGGAACTGGGGCGACGGGTGCGCGCCCTGAAGGGCGGTGCAAAATGAATATTAATGCGCCGCTCAATGCCCGGACCCTTCACCGCAACAACTGTTTTTATCATGTGTTGAAGCGTGCCCGCGCGCGCCAGATTGCGCTTTCAATGCGCGAGGCCGAAAGCCTGCAAGATGCCCTGCGCAGGCTGGAGCCGGTGTTTGTATCTGATCGCAGCCGGTATCGCATTCCTGTCCGCCATCACGGGGTCTGGCTGATTGCGATCTATGATGCGCGGTTGCATGTTCTCGTGACCATCTGGCGCGATGAGAAAAGGGTGCGGTGATGGAAAAGCAGGATTGCCCGGCATGTGACGGAACGGGATTGTTGTGGATCTGGGCGTGCCATATTTGCGGCGGTAGCGGGGTTGCGGAAAATCCGCAAAAGCCGAACCGCGCCCCTGAATCTGGCCCGGCGCAAGCTGATAGAATACCGGGCTTGAGCAAGGGCGAGGGAAATGTCTAATCACCCGCTGCCGCATGGTTTGACCCAGATTGCCGAGGTTGCAGGTACTGATGCGGCCCTGACCCTGACCCTTGCGCGCGGCGGATCGCGGTTTCGGATTCCGCAACGCGCTGAAGGGTCTTTGCTTGCTGAAATTGTCGGGCTTGACGCGGCACAAAAAATTGTGAAGGATCTCGCCGACGAGCGCATTGAAATTCCGCTGGCCAAAAAGATTGTCGCGGCCTGGCTTTATGATCAGGGCTGGAGCCAGGAACGGATTGCGATGCGGTTAAAGGTCAGCCGTCGTACCGTGCAATACTGGCAGTCCGGTACCACGCCGACCCGGCAGACGGACCTGTTTTCCGCACTTTAAAATCCCGTACCAAAATTCCGCAACTGTCAGGGGCGCAAGTGTTGCGCCCTGATATGATTTAAGCGGATCGCGCATCCTGCTTTCAACATTGTTGGAGCGGGATTTCATGTATTCCAGAACCTTTTCAGAGGCTGTTAAAACCGTCCTTTTGCATGAGGGCGGTTTTGTTAATGACGCCACCGATCCCGGCGGGGCGACCCGCTACGGGATTTCGCTGCGTTATCTGATCTCGCTGGGCGAGATCGATCTGGATCATGACGGGTTTAATGATTTCGATTTTGACCGTGACGGCGATGTCGATGCCGATGACATGCGCCAGATGCCGCGTGAAACCGCGATCACGATCTACCATGACAACTGGTGGGCGAAATATGGCTATGACAGCCTGCCGGGCGGTATTGCCCCCAAGGTTTTTGACCTGGCTGTCAATATGGGGGCGTTGCAAGCACATAAGTTGCTGCAACGTGCCTGTCGCGCGTGTGGCGAAAACATCCCTGATGATGGTGTGATTGGCCCCCTGACCAAACGGGTTTTGTTTGACGTTGACCAGTGGGGGGCGATGACGGCGTTTCGCTCTGAAACTGCCGGGTTTTATCGCGGGTTGATTATTGCCAAGCCGAAATTTGAAAAATATCGCGGCGGCTGGTTAAGCCGCGCTTACGCGTGAGGGGATGATGGGGGCTTTGCTTGCTGCCTTAACCGCCGCACCCGCCCTGTTTGACGGGGCGCGCGCGGTTTATAATGCGGTCACCGGCAGCGATGATGCCGGGGAGACCGCGCAGGAGTTATCACAACAGGTTGATGCACTGCCGCCTGAGCAGCGCGACCGCATCATTGCCAGCGTCATTCAGCTTCAGCAGTTCGACACCCAGCGGTTTATGAACCTGACCGCAGGCGATGCCGACCATGTGCGCGCCACGGCCCGCCCGCAGATTGCCCTGCAGGCGATGGGGGTTATTCGCCTGTTTGGTTATGCAATTTCGGCGCTGTTTTTTCTCGCAGTCGCCGATTGGGCGATGAAAATCGGCGGGTTTTATTTTGGTTATCAGCTGCCGGGCTTTTCGGTATGGGCCAGCATTGCCGAGGCAAAACCCGTTGCGGAAATGATCTGGGCACCGGCGCTGGGGGCCTTTTGGGCCTGTGTAAGCGTGATTAAAAAATACATGGGCTGCCGGGAACGCGACAAGGCGATTGAGGCGGAAATTCGCGCCGGTCGGCCACTGGATGCCAGCGCGGCCACTGTTGCAGCGGCCAGCGAAGGTGTGGCGAGCGTGATCAAGGCGTGGAGGAAGTGATGGGGGACATCGTTGATGACGCGCAGGAGCTTGAATACCGGCTGCGCACGCAATCGCTGGCCTGTCACCGGATACGGGCTGCCGAACTGGTTTTGGAAAACTGTGTGGAATGCGGGGAGCCGATACCAGATGCGCGGCGCAAGGCCCTGCGCGGGGCATTGCGCTGTATTGGGTGTCAAAGTGAATTGGAAACAGGGAGCCGGTTGTGACGCTGGAAATGCTATCGAATTATGGCTGGGCGTGCGTGTTGGTGTTGCAAGGATTTTTTGCCTGGACGGGCTGGTCGCTTAAAAAGCGGTTCGTCACACGCGAGGATTTTGAAGCTGACATGAAAAAGCTGGCAGACGTGTTTTCGCGCGACCTCGGCGACATCGGCATGAGGATTGATCATGCGACAGACAAGGTCAATTTGATGGAGAGCCGGTTTGCTGGCGTGCCATCGCAGTCGGAGTTTCATGAATTAAGCATTGCAATCGAACGGCTGTCGGGGCGGTTGGGCGGGATCGTGCAGCGTGTTGAGGCGGATGCCGAAAACCAGAAACGGGTCGAACGTGTTCTTGATCGTGTTGAAACCTATCTGCTGAATGCGAAGGGAGGCATGCCGTGAGCTACCGTGATTTTGTTGCCGAAAAGCGCCGCCTGACCATCTTGCGGTACCTTGCCGAAGAAAACGGCTATTCCGCCAATGATAGCGTGATGCATTCGGTGGTTGAGCATTTCGGGTTCGGATGTTCGCGCGACATGGTGCGCGGGGATTACGCGTGGTTGCGCGATATGGGTATGGTTACTGTTGACGAGATTTCCACCACTGTGCATGCCGCCACTATTACCCAGCGCGGCCTTGATGTCGCCGCTGGCCGGGTACAGGTGGCCGGGATCGCGCGGCCCGGTCCGGGGGCCTGATCATGGCGGTTAAATCAAAGATTGAAACCGAGTTGTCGCAGGATGACTTGAAGGATTTTCGGCATTTGATGGCGACGGGTCGGTGCTCGATTGACAGTCTGGTCGAATGGCTGGCGAAGCGCGATTACGAAATCTCACGATCCTCGGTCGGCAGATATAGTAAAAACTTTGAACGGGTTGCGGCACGGCTGCGGGAATCGCGCCAGATTACCGAGGCGATTGCGACTGAACTGGGCGAGTCCGCTATTCAGGGCAAGCAAGGTCGCCTGCTGGTCGAAATGACCAGGTCGATGGTGTTTGATTTGCTGATGAAGCTGCAAGACGAGGAAGCTGACCTTGAGACCAAGGATGTCATGATGCTTGGTAAAGGGCTGGCCGACCTTGGCAAGGCTTTGCGCAATGATCAGGATTTTGAGACCAGGCTGCGCGAACACATTGCCGCCGAGGAACGCAAACGCGCGGCTGACATGGTCGAGAAGGTTGCGGCGAAAACCGCCAAAGGGCTGTCAAAAGAAGCTGTCAGTGCCATCAAGGCCGAGATCCTTGGCGTAAGTAATTAGGTGAAATGATGGAACTGGCAGAAACCCGTCTGGAACCAGTGGCATTCGATCCTTCCGTCTTTAATCCGGATGAGGTGTTGCTGAAATATCAGCGCGACTGGATTGCCGATAAAGCCGAAATCAAGATTGCCGAAAAATCGCGCCGAACCGGTTTGACCTGGGCGGAAGCCGCCGACGCGGTTTTAACCGCAGGGGCATCAAAGAAAGCCGGTGGCGACAACCATTTCTATGTCGGTTCGGGCCGCGATATGGCAGTCGAGTTTATCGATGCCTGTGCGATGTGGGCCAAGGCATTCGATCAGGCGGCTGGCGAGATCGAGGAAGAGGTTCTGAAGGATGGTGACAAGGATATCCTGACCTTCAATATCCGGTTCGCCAGCGGTTTCAAAATTCAGGCGCTGTCGTCACTCCCCAGCAATCTGCGTGGTCGCCAGGGCAATGTGACGATCGACGAGGCGGCTTTCCACGATCATCTGGACGAGGTGCTGAAAGCGGCCCTCGCGTTGACGATGTGGGGATCGAAGATCCGCATTATTTCGACGCATAACGGTGTCGAGCATCTGTTTAACGAACTAATCGAGGACACGCGCGCGGGAAAGAAGCCCTACAGTATTCATCGTATTACCCTGGACGATGCTTGCGAACAGGGTCTTTACCAGCGCATCTGTCAGATCCGGGGTGTCGAGTGGAGCCCGCAGGCCGAACAGGCATGGAAGAAAAAGCTGCTGGCCGGGACCGCATCGCGCGAAGATGCGTTTGAGGAATACTACTGCGTGCCGAAATCAGGCGGCGGGGCTTATTTATCACGCACCCTGATTGAAAGCCGCATGCATGACGCGCCGGTTATCCGGTTTGACGGGGATGACGCCTTTAATCTGTTGGTGGAAGCACAACGCGATATCGAGGTGGCAGCATGGTGCGAACAGTATCTTGCCCCCGTGCTCGCCACCCTTGATCCGACAGATGAGCATGTGTTTGGCGAGGATTTTGGCCGGTCTGGCGATTTGACTGTTATTGCACCAATGGCAATAAAACCGGCGTTAAAGCGTGTGGTGCCGTTTCTGGTTGAGTTGCGCAATGTGCCGTTTCGATCCCAGGAGCAGATCCTGTTTTATATTGTTGACCGGTTGCCGCGTTTGCGCGCCGGTCGGCTTGATGCGCGCGGCAATGGGCAATATCTGGCTGAACAGGCGGTTTACCGCTATGGCGCATCGCGCATCGAGGCGGTGATGATCAGTCAGGCCTGGTATCTCGATGTGATGCCAAAATTCAAGGCGCGCTTTGAAGATGATTTGATTTTGATCCCGCGTGATCGCGATGTGGTTGATGACGTGCGCGCGATTCAGGTGATTAAAGGCATTCCCAAAATTCCCGATGCCAAAACCGGCGATAACAAAAACCGCCACGGAGATGCGGCGATTGCCCTGGCAATGGCGGACAGTGCCGCCGATGGGGAAAGTGCGCCGATAGAATTTACGTCAGCGCCCAAAGGCGGGCCGTTTGGTCGCTCAGGCGTGCATGACGATGACGAACTCGACGATGACGCTGACGAAGGTTTTGCTGCATCGGGTGCCTGGTAAGGAGACGACAGATGAAGCGCAACAAGAAAACAAAGAAACTCATCAAGCCGAACGTCAAGGAACCTGCATTAAATGAGTTGCAGTCCGATGCCGAGGCGCGGGTTGGCCAGCTTAAACAGGAATTTGCCAATCACCCCTCCAAAGGGCTGACGCCAGACAAGCTGCACCGCATTTTAGAAGCCGCCGAACAGGGCGATCTGGCAGCACAGTCCGAGCTGTTTGAGGATATGGAGGAAAAAGACCCGCAGATCGGTGCGGATATGGCCAAGCGTCGCCAGGCGGCGTCCGAGCTCGAATGGCAGATTTCGGCACCGGACGGCGCATCTGCCGCAGAAACCAAAGCCACCGAGTTTTGTTCGGAGGTGTTTAGTGGCATTGAGGTAGAGGATCTGATTGGCGATATGGGATCGGCGGTCGGGCATGGCTGGGCACAACTGGAACTGCCGTGGGACCGTGAAGGAACGGCGCGGCGAATTTGCCAGCCCGTATTGCGCCCGCATGGCTGGTTCGCGCTTGATCAATATGATCAGAACAGGATCGTGATCAAGGGCCTTCAGAATGATGAAGCGCAGTTGTGGCCATTAGGCTGGGTGTCGCACCGGCATCGCGCCAAACCGGGTTATGTGGCGCGCACCGGGCTGCACCGGATGCTGGCATGGCCGTATTTATTTCAGAATTACGCGCTGGGCGATCTGGCGCAATTGCTGGAAATTTACGGGTTGCCTGCGCGGATCGGGGAATATCCGCGCGGGGCAACCAATGCGGAAAAAGCCGCTCTTTTGCGGGCTGTGACCAGCCTTGGCCGGTCGGCAGCGGGCATCATCCCCGAAGGCATGAAGATTGATTTTTTAAATGCTGCCGAAGGTCGTGCCGATGTTTACCAGGCGATGCTCGATTGGTGCGAACGGGCCAAGGCCAAGGTTATTCTAGGTGGGACGCTGACCAGTGGTACCGGCGAAGGGACCAATACCAATGCACTGGGTAATGTGCATGAGCGGGGCTTAAACAGCCTGATCCGGTCTGACGTGCGGCAATATGCCGGGACGATCCGGCGCGATATTTTGTGGCCGATGGCAGCGCTTAATTTCGGCATCGAGGATTTGCGCCGCGCGCCGAAATTCTGGCTCGATACCGACGAAACCGAGGATTACAAGGCGCTGTCAGACACATTACCAACCTTTGTTGATATGGGCATGAAGATCCCGATGTGGTGGGTGCATGAAAAAACCGGCATTCCGACTGCGACGGATGAGGACGAGGTTTTGCAGGCAAAAGCGAAGCCTGCGCCCTTCGCCCCGGGTGAAACCACCCCGGCTGATAAAACCGATGTTGCGGCGACGCGAATTGCGGCACTGAAGTCTGGTACTGCGCTTTCCAGCGATGCGGTATCAGGGCAAATCGAGACCGCGCTAAAGGACGATCCGACAGCGGGCTGGATCGAGCAGATCCGCAAGGTTGTGGATGAGGCCGATAGCCTTGAGGCCTTACGTGACCGGCTGGTGGAAATGACCGCCGAGCTTGATACGGGAAGCCTTGCTGATGCGCTGGCCGAGGCAATGGCGGCGGCACATCTGGCAGGGCGCTTTGATCTGATGGAGGGGCTCTAGCATGGCGTCATCGGCGCAGTATGGCAGCGTTCCCTTTAAACAGCAGATCGATTTTTTTCGATCCAAGCTGGCCATGCCGACCAGGACCTGGACTGACCTTTATGCAGGAGAGCATGATCACGGCTTTATGGTGGCCGGGGCGAGCAAGATGGCGCTGGTCGAGGATCTGCAACAATCCATCGCCAGAATGATTGAGGGCGGCCTGACCATCGCGCAGTTTCGCAAGGATTTTGACGAGATTGTCGCCCGGCATGGCTGGGATTACAAAGGGGGCCGCAACTGGCGGACGCGCGTGATTTATGAAACCAATCTGCGCCAGTCTTATCATGCGGGGCGCGAAGCGCAGATGGCGGACCCCGAATTGCGCGCGCGCCGCCCTTATGGGCTTTACCGGCACGGCGGATCATCTGATCCGCGCCCACATCATCTGGCAAAGGATGGCTGGGTTATTCCGCTTGATGATCCGTTCTGGGATACCTGGTCGCCGCAAAATGGTTGGGGCTGTACCTGCAAGAAATTTGCGATTTCTGCCCGCGATGTGGAGCGCATGGGGCTGACCGTGATGGAGCAGGCCCCTGATATTCCGATGGTGGATAAAACCATTGGTGTGAATGGTCCCAGTCCGCGTGAGGTGACTTTACCTGAAGGGATTGATCCGGGGTTTGAACATCGGCCCGGTGCGGGGCGCGTAAGATCGATGTCGCCGCCCGAGATTGAGCAGCCGTTGAAATCTGTCCCCGGTCGGCACTTCCCGGACCGGGGTGCGGTTGATGCCTTACCCGATGCGCAGGATTTTACCGGTGCGTTGTTGGAGAATGGTCTGGCACCGGAGGCTTATATTGACAGCTTTTTGAAGGAATTTGGCGCAACGCTTGATACCCCCAAGGTCTTCAAGGATGCAGCGGGTGAACCTTTGGCGATTTCCGATGCGCTGTTTCGTCATCCTGGCACAGGCAAGCTGAAAGTCGGCAAGCGCGACCGCGCCCGGTTTTTGCCGATGCTGGCCAGAGCGATTAAAGAGCCTGACGAGATATGGGTGGCAGGTGAATTTCACGGTGCGACGGATAAACCGGTTTTACGGCGTCGCTACATCGCCAGCTTCATGATTGAGGGCGAAGCCCAGCCCGGTATTGCAGTGTTTGAATGGGGCCGCGATGGCTGGGCCGGTGTGACGACGTTTCAAACCGACGACGAGCATATTGACGCCTTCAGGGCCGGTGTCAGGCTTTATCGGCGCGGGCAATAAGAAACCACGGCGCTGACCCGTCGTGGTTCGCCAGAGCATGGGATTGGTGGTCTGGTCAGAGACTGCCTGCCCTATGGCGCTGGATTAATTATAGGAGACAGACATGGCCGGGGCAAGTTTAGAGTTTGACTTCACACTGGATGACCGCGAAGCCCAAAGGCGGTTTCGGCAGTTGATTGCGCGCGGTGAAAACCTTGCCCCGTTATTGGCAGATATTGGTGAATATCTTGATCTGGCGCATCGCGAACGCTGGGATCACCAGACATCGCCCGACGGCGAGCCGTGGAAGCCCCTGAAGGCATCGACTGTAAAGCGCAAGCAGCGCAAAGGCCGTGATCGCGGCATTCTGATTGAAAGCGGCGATTTACGCGATTTGCTGCGCTATCAGATCACGGGTAATGAGCTGGCATTTGGCACCGACCGGATTTACGGCGCGACCCAGCAATTTGGCGACGAGGATCGCGGCATCCCGGCGCGCACCTGGCTGGGCTTTTCGTCCGAAGATATTTCGGTGATTGAGGATATTGTGAAGGACTATATCGGGCTTTAACAACATCTCTGACCAGCGTTCCGATTTTTCGCCCGTGGTGCGTTTTGGCATTAAAGCTGCCCCGTTGTGGCTCTGAAAGCGGGTGCGTCGCCTGATATAGCTCTTAAAACCTCTTAAATGCCTCTTAAACTTCAAGGGGCGGTCGGGTTCGCTCCTGTTTGGCGGTCTTGCGTTAAAGGGCGATCCGGGGTAGCGTCAGTCCTGCCTTGAAAGGCACTTTCCCCAAAATCATCAAAACCGGCATTGAGGGCGCAACCTTACGCCCTTATGACCTGTGCGCGTTTGACCGAAGATGTCGGCATGAAAACGCATCAGCTATCCAAAAAACATATGCCGAAGATCGCCATTTGTGCCGTGTCGCTTGACCGGACGCAGGGTGATTTAAAGCGTCTGATGCCTGCGGGCACATTCTCCGCTCCGCGCGGGGCAATGTCTGGTCAGGGGCCGTGGCATCTTGACCAGGCATCGGCTGCTGTGCTGATCGCAAATGCGCAAAACCGTTCGACCAATATCGTGATCGATTACGAACACCAGACCCTGATGTCGGCACAAAACGGGAAACCGGCCCCTGCGGCGGGCTGGGTTGACCCGAAAACGCTGGAATGGCGTGAAGACGGCCTTTATGGCGCGGTCAAATGGACAGCTGCGGCACAGGCGATGGTCGATGCGGATGAATATTTGTATCTGTCGCCGGTCTTTCCCTATGACGGGAGCGGCACCCCGCTTGACCTGTTGCAAATTGCACTGACGAACACCCCGGCCATTCACGGGCTGGATCAGCGGGCGCTAGCGGCAGCCCGTGCGGCCCTTCCCTTTGATATCGAACATTCCCAAACGGAGACCGATGAGATGGACCTCAAAATCCTGCTCGAAGCCCTTGGGCTTCCCGAAGACACCACCGAAGCCAATGCCATCAAGGCGGTTGCGGCCCTGAAAACCGGCAATGACCAGATGGCCGCCCTGCGGGCCGAGCTTGGCCTGAAAGACGGAGAGGACGCCAAACCGGCGATTGCCGCGTTGAAAGCCGCACCGGCTGTGGGTGTTCCCCAGCCGGTCTATGACGAACTGAAAGCCCAGTTGGCCGTGCTGAAGGCAAGTGGTGAAGAAAGCGAGCGGGACCGCCTTATTGAAGAAGGTGTTGCCGATGGCCGCATTGCCGGTAAGGCGACAGCTGACTGGCTGCGCGGCCAGACCGTTGCGGTTTTGAAATCGCATCTGGCGGACGCGGCCCCGCTTGCGGCCTTAAAGGGGCTTCAGACGGCAGGCAAGGCCCCGGAAAAGAAAGCAACGGATGGCAACGGCCTGAATGATGCGGATCTGGCTGTCTGCAAGCAGATGGGTCTTTCCCCCGAAGATTACGCCAAAGCGAACGCCTCGTAAGGCGCTCCGGGTTTTAACAGCTAAAGCGGAAAGGATTTGATCATGACCGCAGCAACCAAAAACACAAATACGCCGCATCGCCTTGGTCTGTCACGCGGCTATGGCATGGCGGCGGCCACCCACGCCTACGCAGGCACGATTGCGGTTTTGAATGGCGGGTTTGTCGAACCGGCCACCACAGCCACCGGCCTGATCGCGGTTGGGGTGTTTAGCGCTGAATGTGACAACTCGGCAGGTGGCGATGGCGACATGGTCGCGGCTGTTGAACGCGGTATTTACCGCTTTGCCAACTCAACCTCGACCGATGCGATCACGACCGGCGAAATCGGCAAGGCTTGCTACGCGGTCGATGATCTGACGGTCGCAAAGACCAGCGGCACAAGCACGCGCAGTATTGTCGGCATTGTCGACGATGTCGATGACAGCGGTGTCTGGGTCCTGGTCGATCCGACCAGCGGCGTCCTGGCGTAATCGATTACCCCCCGAAAGGATCTTTATTATGGATTTAACGTCCTCCAATCTTGAAGCGGTTTTCAAGGGCTATAAAACCGCGTTTCAGCAGGGTTTTTCTTCGGTCGGCGCGGAAGAAGATATTGCAGGTATGATCGCAACCACTGTGCCCAGTACCACGGCGGTTGAGGTTTATCCGTGGCTCAAATCGATGGCAGATTTGCGTGAATGGATCGGCGACCGTGTTATTCATTCCCTGGAGGCGGCTGAATTTGCGATCAAGAACCGCAAGTTTGAATTGACCCACGGCGTTTCGCGTGATCGCATCGAAGATGACACCTATGGGGTTTATGCGCCGGTTTTTCAGGAACAAGGCCGATCAGCCAAGGTGCATCCCAATAAACTTATTGTTGAACTGATCGAAAGCAACCCGCTTTGCTATGACGGGCAGAACCTGTTTGATACGGACCATCCGGTGCTCGATGCAGACGGCAAGGAAACCAGCGTTTCAAACGATATGGGCGGGGCTGGCCCTGCCTGGTACGTGATGGATCTGTCGCGCTTTATCAAGCCGTTCATTTTTCAAAAACGCCGCGACTATGATTTCCGGTCGATCACGAACCTGAATGATTCAAATGTCTTTATGACCGACAACTTCATTTTCGGCGTTGACGCCCGTGCAAATGCCGGTGCCGGTCTTTGGCAATTGGCCGTGCGCAGCAAGCAGGAACTGAACGCAGAAAATTATGAAGCCGCCCGTCAGCGCCTTCAGGGCCTACTGGGGGATTATGGTCGCCCGCTGGGCCTTGCCCACACGCATACGATGGTACCAAGCACGCTTGAAGGTGATGCACTACAGGTTGTCAATACTTCGGCGCTTGCAGGAGGCGGCACCAATAAATGGTTTAACACCTCCAAAATTGTTCTTAACCGCCGTCTTGCTGCGGCCTGATCCAGCGTCCTTTCAGGATGACGAGACCCCATAGGAGAGTAGCATGGCAGCGCGCAAAAGCGGGAATGCAGCACCGAAGGCACCTGCATCTTCGGCGAAAAAGAAAGACCAGGAGGAAGCTGAAAAACCAGCTTCCGCCGACCCGATGGCGGTGAAAACCGACACCGGCGATAGCCAGGACAAGTCGGCGGGTGACGGTAATGCCGAAAACGTCGTCGATCAGGCCGCCGCTCAGACGGGTGGCGAAGACGAACAGGGCACGGACAGCGAGGATGACCGGGACTTCCTGTTGCCCGAGGAGATCATGGTCAAAACCCGGCGCGGTCTGACGACGTTCCGTCGGGCTGGTCTGCGCTTTGGCCGGGAGCCAGTCACACTGAAAACTTGCGACCTGACCGATGATCAGATCGGGGCCATTTTTGCTGAACCTAATCTCGTGGTTCAGGAAGCCTGACATGCCCTATGTCAACGCAACCGACCTTGGCAATCGTATCGGGACGGATCAGCTTACCCGGCTGGCTGACCGCGATGGTGATGATGTTGCCGATACCGGCGTGATCGATGCGGCGATTGCCGAGGCGGATGGCGTGATTGATGGATATCTGGCAGGTCGTTATGACCTGCCGCTTTCCAGTCCACCGGCCCTTTTAAAAACCATTGCCTGTGATTTGATCCTGTATGCCCTGCATTGGGTCGAACCCCCCGAGGGCATACGCAACCGCAAGAATGACGCGATCAAAATGCTGCAATCGATTGCCGATGGCAAACTGGTTCTTGATGGTCGCACCCCCAGCACAGACACCCCGCAATGGGGCGATGCGCTGCCGGTTATGGCCGATCCGCGCAAGATGGGGTTTTAAATCATGGCGGACCTGGCCCCGTTGATCCGCGCCCGGTTGAAGGCTGAAATTCCCGCGCTTCGTGATGTGCGGGGTACGGTCGATTTTGCCGCGATCGGGCGCAACCTGATCACGTTTCCAGCCACATTTGTTTTTCTTGCCGCCGATAGTGCCACGCCCAACACCCGAGCGGTCGGGGCCTTTGTGCAGAATGTAACGGTCGATGTTGCCGTGGTGCTGTGTGTGAAGGGTGCGAATGACCCCACTGGCGAAAAGACATCGGACGAATTGGAAGATTTGCGCGCCAAAATCCGCACCACCCTGATCGGCTGGGAACCGGACAATGGATTTGAACCGGTCGGCCTGCGACAGGGGAAGCTTCTGGGATTTAAAGACGGTGTCGCCTTTTGGCAGGACACGTACCAGGCGAAGGATGAATTTCGCGCCTGATTTTTAGGGAAAGGAGCCTGTCATGAAGGGCGGTCGCTACGAAGTTGACAAGAAAACCGGCGTGGTCACGCGGACCGAGCATATGGGCAAACCGGTGACCTCTGAAAAAATTCAGCCGGCTGCGAAGCCTGCCAAGAACAAGGAGTAGGTTCGATGAGCCTCAAATGGCGCAAGACAGTTATTCTGGCCAAGCTGGAAACGACTTATGGCACCGATGCCACCCCGACCGGGGCGGCAAACGCGATCCAGATTTCGGAAGCCACGGTTACGCCGCTGGCCGGGGACGAGGTTGAGCGCGGGTTGCTACGGCCAACGTTGGGTGCCGACCCTTCGGTGCCGGTGAACACACACGTCACTTGTGATTTTACCGTGGAAATTGCCGGGTCCGGTGTTGCGGGCACGGCCCCGGCCTTTGGTCCTTTGTTACGGGCCTGTGCGATGGCCGAAGTGGTCGATGCGGGTGTATCGGTTGCTTATAATCCGGTGTCGGAAGATGAAGAGTCGGCCAGCCTGTATTTCAATCGTGACGGCAATCTGTTCAAGCTGGTGGGTGCGCGCGGCAATGTCACTGTTGAAATGAATGCCAACAACTTGCCGGTGTTTAAATTCAGCTTCGTCGGATTGTGGACACAGCCCGCATCAGCATCCCTGCCAACAACCGATTTTTCGGGCTTTATTCCGGCTTTGCCCGTCACCAATGCCAACACGCCAACCTTCACCCTGCATGGCTTTAGCGCTGTTGCAACGGCATTCACGTTTAACCTCGGCAATACGATCAATCACCGGGACCGCATGAATTCCGAGGAAGTGAAGTTTTCCGACCGTAAGATGAGCGGGTCCGTCACTTTTGAAGAACCGCTTATCTCGGCCAAGAACTTTTACAGTCTGGTCAAGGCTGCGACGCTTGATGCGCTGCAACTGGTTCACGGCATCACGGCAGGCAATATCGTCACAGTCGACATGCCCAAAGTTCAGCTTAAAACGCCGAGCCAGAGCAATGAGGACGGCACCGTCATGATGGCGCTGACTTTGACGCCAACGCCGGATGAAGGCGACGACGAAATCACCCTCACATTCACCTGACATTCACCTGATTAACTGGCCTCTCATTGCCCTTTGAGAGGGCTTTCAGACCGCTTTTAACGGAGTTTCCCCATGTCTTTTGTTCTTCGCGAAAACCACACTTTCAAACGCAAGATTGAGGTCAAGGTGCCGACCGATACCGGTTTCAAGGCCGAGAGCTTTACCGCCACCTTTGCCGCGATTGATAGCGATGAAGCCAAAGAACTGTATGAGGCCGAAGATACCAACAAGGACCGCGTTTTGCTGGATCGCGTCTTTATCGGCTGTGACGGCATCAAGGACGAAGACGGCAACGATGAGACCGATACGGCATCCTTGCGCGAGATGCTGTCAAAAATTCCCTATGTGGCGTTGCCTTTGATTACCGCGTTCTGGAACGGGTTATCGGGTCAGAAAACAAAAAACTGATCGATGCTGCGCGCCACTGGGCGGCGGGCGAGCAGCATTCAAGCGACGACACCGAAACCCTGATTGCAGACATGCGCGCCCTTGGCGCGTCAGAGGACCAGATCAGCCAATGGCTTTCACAGCAGCAAAAACAAAACAAGGAATTCGCCGTGCGGCCCGAAAACTGGCCTGCGGTAGAGCTGTTCTTGGTTGCTGCGACACAATGGCGGTTAGCGGCGAATGGCGCGCCCTATGGGCTGGATTATGCCGGGGTCGAGCTGGCGGCGCGATGGGCGAAATTAAACATCACGCCCGAGCTGTTCGCGGATTTACGGATCATGGAACAGGCCGCGATTGGAAGATTTGCCGAGTTGCGGGCGAGGTAGGTTATGAGTGATCTGATCCTTACCGCACGTCTGAAAGCCGACGCCAAGGGTTTTATCGGTGATATCCGCGTATCAAAGGCCGAGGTGGATAAACTGGGCGATGCCAGCACCAAAGCGGGAAACAAGGCCACGGGCGCGGGTCGTGACCTTGACCGCATGGGCGGGGCAGCCCGCAAGGCCGGGCGAGATTTTACCGGATTAGCTGCCAACGGGCGCAATGTCACCGGCATGTTTTTGAACATGCGCAATGCGATTGCAACGCTGGGTCTGGGCTTGCTGGTCGGCGATATCTATAAAACCGGCAATGCGTTTGATGGTTATGAAAGCACCTTGCTCTCGGTTGCCGGAACGCATGAAAAAGCCGCTGCCGAAATGGACTATGTGCGAACCCAGGCTGACCGGCTGGGCCTGGCGCTTAAATCCACCACCGATCAATATAGCCAGGTTGCTGCGGCAGCCAAGGGCACCGTCCTGCAAGGGCAACCGGCGCGCGACATTTTCGAGGCCGTTTCGGAATCGATGGTGGTTTTAAATAAATCATCTGCCGATACCCAGGGCGCGCTGACGGCGATTACCCAGGTGATGTCTAAAGGCACCGTACAGGCTGAAGAACTGCGCGGCCAACTGGGTGAGCGTATTCCCGGTGCGTTTCAGATTGCATCGCGGGCGATGGGCGTTTCGACCCAGCAATTGAGCAAGATGCTGGAGCTGGGTCAGGTGACGGCGGAAGACTTCCTGCCGAAATTTGCCGCCGAATTGCGCAAGACATATGGCGAGGCTTTGCCATCGGCCACGCGGCGGGCGAGTTCCGAATGGAACCGTATGATGAATGTCATCACAGATCGCGCCAACACCGCCTACACATCGGGTTTTGGTCAGACGCTGGCAAAGGAAATCCGCGATATTACGGCTTTGCTTAAAGGCCCGGAGATCGAGCAGGCCGCTGCCAATTTTGGTGAACTGCTGGCACAGGGCACGGCACTTGCCAGCGATGGATTGCAGTTCGTAATTCAAAACGGGCATGAAGTTTTATCGGTTCTGGCCGGTATCGCGGCGGTCAAAACCGCATCAACCCTGATCAGCATTGGCAGTGCGGCTTTGCAGGCAGCGGCAGGGCTGGCGGCCTTTGCCTTTACACCGGTCGGGGCGATTGCCATTGCGCTGGGGGTGGCAACGGCGGCTGTTGTCGCCTTTGGCGATGAGACGGTCAAGATTAACGGCAAAACCGCCACCGTGACCGATTACGTGGTGGCCGCGTGGGAGATGACGCGTGATGCAGTTGTCGCCGGTTATGGCTGGATGGCGGAGGCCAGTGCGACGGCATGGCAAGCCGCCGAAGACTATGCCAACGGCCCGTGGGCGTCGAAACTGGGGGGCATCTGGCAGCAAATTGCCGAAATCGCCAGGAACAATATCAACGGCATGATCGGGGCCTTTGTCAGTATCGGCGAGATCGGCAGCCTGCTGGTTGATGACCTGTATAAAAACTTCAAATGGCTGTTTGACGCGATTGGCGACTATTACACCTGGCTGCTTAAAACCGCTGCGATGGTGGCCGACAAGATCGGCGAGTTTTTTGGGCAGACCACCAACTTCGCCAAGGAATCGCTAAAGGAAATCGGCGTTGCTGCTGCCGATGCACTGGGCCGCTCCGACCTTGGCGGACAGATCAAGAATATCGTCGATCGCAATCTGCCTCGCGACTGGCTGGGCGATATATGGAAGGCTGGCGGAAAGGTGGCCGAGCCGGTGATTAATGATCTTGGCACCCGTGCTGGAAAACTTTATCAGGACCGGATTGCAGCGGCAAAACCTGCCCCCGTTTCCAAGCCAGAGCCCGCGACCGGCATCGAAAACAATCCGAATGCCAGTAAAAACACGCCGGTCATCACCGCCCAGCAGCAAACGGCGCACGCCAATGCGATCAAGCGCATCAAGCAGGGTTATCTGGACCTGCTGCCGCCCCAGGAGCGCAATATTGCTGCGGCCAAACTTTGGTACGAAGAAGCGATCAAGGGGTTAGATGCCAATCAGAAAGGCTATGCCGAGTTCAAGGCAGAAGCCGACGAAGTTTACCAGCACCTGATTGAGCAAGGCTCGACTGACTGGCAGGCGGGGTTAAAGCGGGGCCTGCGCGAGATTGGCGAAGAGGCCAGCGACATGGCCAGCCAGACCGAACGCGCTTTAACCAATTTCAATAAGGCCGGTGAGGATGCTTTTGTAAGCCTGACGCGCGGCACCAAGACCTTCTCGCAGGCCTTTGGCGACATGGCCAATAGCATCATCAACGACATTTTGCGCATGATGTATCAGCAGCAAATCGCCAAGCCGATTGCCGGGTTTGCCAGTGATTTTCTGACCAGTTTTATTGGTGGTTTCAGCTTTGGCGGTACCACGGGTTTCGGTAGCAGTGCCGCGCATTACAATGGCGCTGGCCGAACCGGCGTTAACACATCGGCGGTCGGGTCTTTTCATTCGGGCGGGTTGGGCCGCACCGGCGGGGAAAACCCGCGCGTTTTGCCCAATAGCCTGTTTGATGCTGCCCCGCGATTCCATACCGGGCGCATTCCCGGCCTGAAACCGGGCGAGCTTGCTGCGGTGATCAAGGATGACGAGGAAGTTCTGACGCGCAACAATCCCCGGCACATTTTCAATGCGGGCAAGGGCAGCACGTCATCGGGCAATGGCGATGCTGGCATGATTATGCTGGAGCCGAAATTCGAGATCACACTCGATAACCAGACCGGGCAGGAAATGGGGCAGCCCAGCGTTGAAAGCCGGGGCAGCAAGAACGGGGTTCAACAGCTTTATATTCTGCTCAAACCGATGATCTCGAACGACATTGCCAATGGGTCGCTCGGCAAGCAGATCGGTTCGCAATTTAACGCCTCTCAAGCCCTGATCAGGAGGTAGCGCACATGGTTGAGCCTTATCCTGCATCGCTGCCCGAAGACCCGCTGATTAACGGGTATCGTGAAAGTTACGTTTTGAACTTTTTTGAAAGTGCGACCGATAGCGGCAAACCGCGCCGGATGAAGCGGTACACAAAACCACCACGCCAGACCCTGAATGTCACCGTGCCGATGACACGGGCCGAGGTCGCGATTTTCGATACGTGGTTCTGGGAGACGCTGGAGGGTGGTTTGAAGCCGTTTTCCTTTCTTCATCCGCGCCGCAATACAGAACTGACCTTCTGGTTTCGTAAGGACGCTAACCCTGATCCCAAGCCGATCAAGAACGGCAAGGAATGGCAGGTTGTTTACGAATTGGAGTTCGAACGTGGTTGATGACATTGGCCGGTTAAGCCCGGAAGCAACAAAGGCCGTACAGCAACAGGATATTGACGAGGTCTTTTTGACCGCGCTCGATATTTCGCATCCAGAAATGCCCGAGACGCTGCATGTGATCAATAACAGCGAGAATTTGCAGCGGCTGGGCAAAACCTATGTGGCACTGCCGTTTGATCTCAATCTGCCTGATGAGACAGCAGGCGAGATGCCGCGGCTTGACTTGGGTATGTCGAACTTCCCGGATGAGGACGGCAAAACCCCGATTGCCGATGCAATTGAAACCATGTCGGTTTCACCCGTGTTTGACCTGTCGGTGTTTTCGGATTCGCGCCCGGATGTGACGGAATACGGGCCGATCTCGCTGGAGCTTGAAAGTGCGAGTTATGACCAGGGCGAGATCAAGGGCACGCTGGTAATGGACCCTCACATGACCCGCGAACCGCACCCTAAAGACAGTTGGGATGCGTCGATTGCGCCTAACATCTTCACGCGGAGGGTTTGAGCATGATTGTCGGGATCAGCCCCTGGGCACGGAAATATGTCGGCATTCCCTTTGCCAGGCGCGGACGGGGTTTTGACGGGGTGGATTGTTACGGGTTGCACTGGCTGGTGGAAAAAACCGAGGCCGGGAATGAATTACCCCTGCTTGATTACACCTTCGAGCCCCGCGATGTGCGCGGCATTTCCCGTTTGTTCGCCGGGGAAATGCCGCTGTGGCGCAAACTGGATGTCCCGCAAGATCGCTGTGTGGTGATGTTGCTGACCGGCGGGGTGCCCTCCCATGTTGGCGTGGTGTGCGGCGATGGCCTGATCATTCATGCCGATAGCGATGCGGGCATCGTCGTTTGTGAGCGTCTGGCCGCCCCGGCATGGCCGGACAGCCGGATTGAAGGCTTTTATGCCTATAGGGGTGTGTGATGGTTTCAGGGCTTTTGTGCACAACCTACCGCCCAAGCATAATCGCGATCAATGATGCTCTCGATTTTGTGCCACATCTCGATTTTGGTGCTGGTTGGCGTAACCTCGGTAAATTGAGCAACTCCGTACCATGTGCCATCAGTCGCATAAACGTGCTCGGCAACCTTTCGATCAGTGTATATGTGCCCGCGACCGCCAAACATGTACGGCGTGTAGCACCTGAAAACATCCTGATATCCACCATCGACAATAGTTGTTCGGTGATAAGAGCTTGCTTTCAGTTCTTGCAGGCTATTTGCCCCGCAGGCTGTCAGCATCAAAAGACACATAACAGTAATCAGATTTCGCATTTCAACGCCCCTTTTCTAAACTTGTTTTCAAAGACTATTCAGGGTTGCGGGGGCTGTCATGTCTAAAATGCTCGTCCCGTTGAACAGTGTAGAAGATGGTTCCATTCGCATCCTTGCGGGCAGGTCGCTTTTTGACCCGACACCGATTGAGGTTGTTCTGCCTGCACAGGGCAAAACCATTACCGACATTCTGCTGGAGTTGCGCGCAACAGGGGGCATTAACCCGCATTATATCAACGATCAGGGGTTGCCCTTGCGTCAGCTCGCCTTGACGGTCTGGGTCAGTGACTGGAACATGCACCATAACCAGATCGAAATTCCGGTTGTGAACTGGCACCGCGTGCGCGTCAAGCCCGGCACGTCGCTGGCGATTGCCATTAAGCCCTATGGCGGCGGCGGTGGTGGCGGCAAAAGTGCCGTGCGTATTTTGCTAACCATCGTTGTGATCGCAGTGTCGATTTATACGGGTGGTGCGGCAGCGTTTGCTGCGGGTCAAGCCGGGTACGGTGCCGCAGCCTCTGCTGCCATCGGTGCCGCTGCCGGTGCCGCCGTCACGGCGATTGGCAATGTGTTGATCAATTCCATCGTTCCGCCGCCGACCGGTAATATCTCTGCCGCCCGTGGTGATTTTGCCCGCGATAGCGAAAGCCCCACCTGGTCGCTGGATGGCATTGCCAACGACCCCGATCCTTACGGCCCGATCCCGCAGCTTTATGGCGTTAAGCGGATCACGCCGCCGCGCGTGACGGAGTTTTATACCGAGAATATCGGCGACGATGTTTATGCGCGGGTGACGCTGGGCTGTGGCTATGGCCCGATGCGGTTTTCCGAACCGCGCTTTGGCACAACGCCGGTCGAGAATTTTGAAGATGTTGAGCTGGAATATCGCGAAGGCTGGATGGATGACGCGCCATCGGCATTGTTTGCCGATCAGCCGCAGACCGACAATTACAATATCCGCATTACCAACCAAAGCCCGGTGATTGTTGAAAGCCGCGAAGCTGATGAGCTGGTGATTGATTATGCCTGCACCGGGCTGGTCTATTTCGATGACAATGGCAACCGGCAAAACCGCACGGTGGAAGCCAAGATCGACATCAAGCGCCTTGATGTCGATGAAGAGTTTGTCTCTGCGCCGAGTTCGGCAGCACCGCTTGAAGCCAGCAGCTTTCTCACCCGTGTTTTCGCCCCGGTCGGTAAACGCTGGGTGGTCTATCGCAGCGATTATGCGGTCAACGGGCCGGTCACGATTACACTGTTTTCCCGTGCCGGGTCTTATTTCGGCTCCAGCCCCTTATCGGGCTATCAATATAAGGTTTTCGTGCGCAGCTATGACCCTGACCACGCGGAGCTGACGGCGGATAACCAGCCACCATCGAGTTTTGCCCTGTATTGGCAAAGCAGCAAGATTGCGCCGGGGGCTTCGCAAACACAGACGATTACACCGCCGTTAGGCGGACGTATCGAAATTGCGGTGTTGCTCGATATTTACTGGGTCTCGGGCAGCAATCCGAAATGGATACCGAACAATTTCCCGGCGGCTGATCCGACATGGCTGATGTATGACGACCCGGAAATTTCCTACATGACGACAGCCGCCAATGTCGAGCGCGTCAGCCTCAGCATCACGGCGGCGAGCGAAAATTCCGTGCGCCGGTCGGTACGGATTGCTTTGCCGTCACATGGGCGCTACGCCATTCGCACAAGGCGGTTGACCGCCGATAGCGACAGCACCCGCGTGCGCGATGATTTGTATATCACCGCTGTTAAAAGCATCATCCATCAGCAGCCTTTGAACAAGAAAGGCATTGCCACGATCAGCTTCCGCGCGAAGGCGGGCGACCAGTTGCAAGGGCTGCTGGACAGGTTTAGCGCACGGGCAACCCGGTTGCTGCCGGTTTATGACCGCGATACGCAAACATGGGACTGGCATGAAACCAAAAACCCGGCATGGGCTGCCCTTTGGTGTCTGATGGGCGAAGCGGTGGCGCAGCCCTGCGGGGTTGAAAAGATTGATCTGCCGATGTGGCTGGCGCTGGCTGATTTTTGTGCCCGCAAGCCGCCGCAAAGCGATTTGCCGGACCATATCGACCCGGAATCATCGGACACGCCCTATTTTCGCTATAGCGGGTATTTTCGCGACCGTCGGGCGGCGACCCGGCGCGCCCAGGACATTTTATCTTCCTGTCGGGCGCAGCTGGTTATGGTGGCGGGCAAATATAGCGTGATCTGGGAAGACCCGGACCCGGTGCGGGTTTCATATTTAGGCCCGGAAAACTGCCTGTCGCTAACCCGCAAGCGCACCTTCGTGAATTTGCCGCACGGGTTGCGGGTACAATGGCGTGACGCAGCTGAAAACGACCGGGAACTGATTGTTTATCGGGACGGGTTTTCATTCGCCAATGCCACCTTGTTTGAAACCCTCGAACTGGAAGGCTGCGATGGCGATGACCTTGCCTGGCGCGAGGGCCGCTACTGGTTTGCGGTCGCCCAGTTGCGGCAAAAAACCACGACGGCCATTGTCGGCTATGAGCATTTGCGTTTCGGGCTCGGCAGCATGGTGGGGGTTTCGCATCCCGTGCCTAAAATTGGCGTTGCTAGCGGGCGCATCAAGGCGGTGAGCCATGATGAGGATGGCAATGTTGTCACTATCACGCTTGATCAGCCCGTCCCCTTTGACGGGGAACATGATTATTGTGTTCGCATGTGGCTGGCCAAAGGCGGCACGGCCTATAGCACCGTCACGCATGAGGCGGGTGAATATCTGACGCTGACACTTGATAACCCGGTCGCCCCGCGTGACTTTGCTGACCCGGAGAGTGCTCCGGTCGCCGGCAATTACTTCCAGTTCGGCATTGTCGGCTATGAGCTGCGGGACATGCTGGTCAAGAATATCGCCAGGCGTGATGATTTCCATGCCCTGGTCGAACTGGTGGATGCCGCCCCCGAAATCCACCTCGCCGATCAGGTGGCCATCCCCGATCCCGAACCGGCACCGACACCGGGGTTAGCCGCCCCGCCGGGACCGGTGACGGACCTTGTGATTACGGAAAAAGTCACCCGGATTGGCAATGAAACCCAGTCCACCTTGCTGGTGTCCTGGCGTCCCGCCGAAGGGCAATTGGTTGCCAGCTATCAGGTGCATATCGCGATGGGTGATGACAGCGCGGTTTTCTATGCCCCGGTGATTGCGCGCAACATCACGATCCCGGTTGAGCTTCAAGGCCGGTCATACCGGGTTTGGGTGGTGGCGGTGGCCCCCTCTGGCAACCGGCTGGCGGTCAGCGAGAGCAGCTTTGGCACCATCTTTGTTTCAGGCAAGCTCGCCGCACCGGCCACTCCGGGCAATGTCAAATTATCCTTTGCCTCTGGCATGGCGACAATCGCGACCGACCCGCAGAATGACGCTGATAAATTTGTACTAACGATAGCAACGCCGGTAAGCGCGGGGGCCAGCCTTGGCGGAACGTTGGCGGCTAATCAGGAGATCGAGTTTGCCGGATCGGCGACCACGGTTCCGGTGCCGCTTAAGGGGGAATATGTCTTTACGCTTCAGGCCGCCAACTTTCAGGGCACGCGATCTGCCCCCGTCACACGCCGCCTGACGCAAAACCGCGCATGGGCACCCAATGCGGTAGCGTCGCTTGCGGTGCCGACCACAGGGGGCAGTTTTAACGGGTCTATCGGGCGCACCGATAGCGGGCAGATCAGACGGCCCTCTATTGTTGGTGCCGCGTGGTCCGACCCGGAAAGTGCCAATGATGTTGAACTGTTTAACGGGCTTTGGGATTTGGCCGATGTGCCGACCGGCGAGCTGGCCAGTTTGCCGGTCAGCTGGTTTGTCGGGCCGCAATTAACCGACATCGCGGAATGGGTATCGGAAATTGTTGATTTTGGGGAAGATTTGCACGGCGTGTGGTGGTCGGATCAAAAGGCGGAAATCCTTGATTATTCTGCCATCGTCAACTGGAACGATGTGCCCACCAGCGTGCTTGAGAATGTTGATAACCGGCTTTTAAGGGCGGATGGCGCGGCAACAATCGGGGTGGTTCTGGAACTTGGCCAGCAAAGCGACCTTTCAGACGCTACTGCCGTGGCCGGGCACTGGGATGGCACGGCGCGTTATGGCCGGGTTCGGGTGCGGATTACAGCACAAAGCTGGGTGATTGAGGCCTATGCGTCGGACATCACCATCCATTGTGATGCCCCGGACGAGATCGACGCCGGGACCGGCACCATCAGCGGCACACCGCCTGATACCGTGACATTCAACCGCACCTTTGCTGTCATCCCCGCTGTGACAGTCACGGCGGAGAACGGCGATAGTGCTGCCCTGGTGACGGCATCGGTTTCCAAAACGGGTTTTCAAATTACAGGCACTGCCGGATCAAAATTCGTCTGGCACGCATCAGGAGTAAAAAATGACCTTTGACCCCACAAAACCCAGTGCAAGTGAGGGCACCTTTGGCGAGGCACTGGATGCGACGCGATCCAACCTTAATGATGTTAACGACCGCCTGAAAGCGCAGGAGAACCTTGCGCTGGCCAGCACGAAAAACGAGGTTGTGGCGGCGCGCGGCTCGAAAGCGACCGTCAAAGACCGGCTTGCAGTGGCAATAAATGACGATGGCAGTCTCAAATTTGACAGCCTGAAAAACATGACATGGATCGCCTCGGGTGATGTGCCGACTTACGTCAACGCGCAGAGCTTCACCGTACCGGGCGATCAGACGGCCAAATACCTGTCGGGTCTTGTATTGCGGTTGATGCACGGAACCAACCAAATTCATAGCGTGGTGTCGGTGGCGTCTTACGTGGCCGGGACCGATAAAACGACAGTCAGCCTTCAGCTGTCATTGCTGACACCGGCCCTGTCCTCGGTGCTGATTGGTTTGGCTTCACTTGGGGAGGTGCTTTATGAGGAAGCCCTGCTTAAAGCCATTCCGACAGAACCGGCGTGGCGGAGCGAAACCGAACCGGCCTTGTTTGATCTGGCTGTTCCGGGGCAACCACTGGGCGCGCCTTTTGTGTTTTCGCGGGGCGGAAAGTCAGCACCTTATATTGATGCGCTAGGCCACCGTGCATGGACAGGCCCGGATGGACCGGCTGACGAGTATGACCCTGCAACGCTGTCGTATCAGGGTAAGCAGGTTTATGGCGCGGCAACGACAACATACCTAACACGGCAGATGTGGTCAGGTGCGGTGCCGGGGGTTGTTGGTGAAGGCGGGGTTTTACCGACAGGTTGGTCGCTTTCTAACGTTGGCGACGTGCAGACAGAAATTGTCGGCACTGGGTATGATAAAGGTTTCAAGTACCTTGATATTCGCTTTTTTGGCACGCCTAGCACGACTATTTTTCGGTTAGCAAACCCATTCATCTATGGGGCAAATCAGGGTGAAACATGGATCAGCCAATTCAAAATTAAGGCCATAGCTGGGAGTTTCACCAATATCAGTACAGTCGGTGGTGGGGTTGTTGAGGCGATTGGCGCTCACGTAGGGACCTACGGGTATATGCAAAAAGAGCTATCGACAGAATTTGAACATGTGGTCGCCTCACGCACAATCGTAGAGGCAAACCCGTCGCTCTTTTTCTGGCTGTCTCTTTATGTTCCGGAAATGCTTCCGATTGACCTGACGTTGCGAATTACCGAGCCACAGGTCGAAAAATCATCATTCCCCGGTCGTTTCGTCGGGGCAGACACTGATGGGGCATCGGCGGCTCTGGCAGCGGATGTTTTAACCATTGGGCCGATTGAGGCTGGCGTCATTTTTGAACAGGATTTCACTGCATCTATTAGTGGTTTTTATCCGAAAAATGATTGTGTGATTTCACAAGACGCAACGCACGGGCTTGTTGTCTCAAGCCCCACCGTGGGGGCGGTCATCTCGGGGGTTGATGTCCCTGAAGCATGGCAGGGAAAGCGTTTTCGTCTGCTGTTCCACGCAGATAATGGCTATCCCAGGTCGTTCTATTTTATCGGTGCCGGTGGTGTTTCTTTAGGATTAAGTCAAATTAATCCCGGCTACGCAGGCGACATAACCATCCCCTACGGTACGGTCGCGTTGCACCTGCGCGCAGACAGCGTTCCGTCAAATACTGACGTTTATTGGGGCGATTTAAAGCTAACCGAACTGATCCCGTTTGAAGGGTGGGATAGTGACGCTGAAGGGCACACGATCCTGCTGGACACCGAAAACCCGCTTGCCGGTCAGTACGGTGGGGTCACGTCTGTTTTTGAGATTAATGACGGTACGACCAATAATATCTACCGGATGTATCAATCTCCCAATTCAGGAGCGCTAACGGTATTACCCCATGCAAATGGTGGGCAGACATCAGCTTACAGCGGCGGAACTGGTGTGACGAACGTACTTTCCATATTTGAATTTAACACGGACACTTTGCGTCTGAATAAGACAGATGCTACGAACATTAACACTGCCACGCCAGAAAAAATGCCCGCTGGCCTGTGTCAAATGCGGTTCGGGCACAATAGCTACCTCTATGGCTGGCCGCTGATCTTAAAACGGTTTGCCGTCTACAACCGCTATCTCCCTGATGCTGATCTCAACGCAATGGTGACGAAATGACCCCATTGAACCATGATTTGTGCCTTGTTGCGGCCAGCGAGGCCGCAATGATTGCCGCCTTGTCTACCGTAACCACAAACGAACAGACCGGCGAAACCCAATCAAACAGCCTGTTTCACGACGGGCAGAACTGGATCGCAGCTACCCATGAATGGCAGTTGGTGCCGATTGGCAGGTTACAAATCACTCAGCCGGAAATGGATGACACCGGAAACATCGTGACACCCGCGCAGATCGACGACCATTTCCATATGAATGTGCTCTGCAATGACCGCATTCACGCAATCATTACCGCATTTGATCAGGCGCATTTCGATGCGACCGGAGAGCGCTTGCTAATTACTCCCGGAAATCAACTCGTAAGGTGGGCATGATGGAAAGCGAACTCCGAAAGACGCTTGAGCTGTGCTTTAAAAAATTCGCCACAAAAGCACAGGGGATAAAGGCCGATGGTGCGGTTCAATCTGAACCGGGTCAGGTGCTGGCGACAGTAAACGACACCGCGCCAGCCTCTCCCGGTACATGGGAGAAGATCGGCGCCACCACGGTAACGGCGGCAGACACCACCGAAACCACCGTCTATCATTGGAAACGCACGGCTTAGGGGGCAGAAATGACAGTCACATCCCTTGGCCACTTTTTTGCCCCTTGCATCCTGCTGTGCGGGTTGATGGCCGGGCTGATGGCGCTTGCTGGCTGCGACCCGGAACTGCCACCACCCGGCGGACGGCCCAGCACTTCGGGCAGCCACGCCCCGCTGCATGGCGCGGTTGATTTCTGCGCCCGCAACCCGGAGGCCGACCAATGCCACTGAAGCTCACCCGGCCACTATGGGGCATCATCCGCGATATTCACTGGCAGGCCCGCACCGGCTTTGATTACCGCGCTGACATCGATCTGCACGGCAAGCAGGAATACTGGTGCATTCCCGATGACAAAAGGCCCGAAGGGGATTGTGAGGATTTTGCGCTGTGGTGCTCACAAAAACTGATCAAACAAGGGATCGCCTGGGAACACCAGGTAGTCGCCTACTGCCTGACCGAAACCGGCGGCGCGCATCTTGTTCTCATGATCAATACAGATCGCGGCGTCTATATCCTCGATAACCGCCAGGACAGCGTCAAAGGCTACGCCGATCTCGCCAGCACCTATCACTTCATCGCCCAAAGCCAGTGGGGCAAACCGATGGATCAGGAGTGGGTCAGGATTGAGGATGTGTGAGTTGTTACGGCAACGATGTGTGGCCAATGTGGTTAGTCAAAATGTAGAGAACAAGAATTGCAGAAACCCCACCACAGATCAGGCAAAACAGGGCGACCCAATCCATGATCCTGGCAACCTTTTCAAGATACGGGGGCGCGCAATAGGGCTCATCTGCAGCGTAGCCTGACAAGCTCCCAGATCGATCAAAAGCTCGTTGGTAAATGACTGAAAGTTGTCTAAAGAACAAGGCGAATAAACCCACAACGAAGATAACGATCAACCAAAACACATTACGACTTAAGCCATTGGAATAGGTTTGCGAGCCAGCAAGCGTAAGAGAAGATATGAGCCCTCCAGACAAGCCTTTGGTTAGCCATTCGCGCAATTTGTCCCATGCCTCTTCAACGGGCACAGTCGTGCGCTTTCGTTCGTCTTCGTATTCTATTTTGTTATGGTTTTGATAGTAATAGTCTTCCCATTCGTGGGGCGAAATGCCTTCAACTACCTGAAACTGTTTCTTGAAATTTTGCCATGTCCAATGGCCAAAGCGCCATTTGATACGTTGCCAGATCGAAATGCGCACAGTCATAGAACACCCCTGTTTTGAAGGCGGGGGCCAAGGTGTTGACGCACCTTGAACCGGGAGAGATCAGCTCCCACGAATAAATCGCCCCGCCACCGTTGCAACGGCGGGTACAGATTAGAAAGACTTGTTTAGCTATGTCGACTCAAATAGTTGCGCCTGTTCTTCCCGTCGCCCCGTATCTGGGCGGCAAACGCAACCTCGCCAAGCGTTTGGTGGTGATGATTGATCAGATCGATCACACCACCTATGCAGAGCCTTTTGTGGGTATGGGCGGGGTTTTTCTCCGTCGAATCCGCCAGCCAAAGGCCGAGGTGATCAACGACATCAACCGGGAACTGGCCACGTTTTATCGCATCCTCCAGCGCCACTACGTGCCCTTTATGGAGATGATGAAGTTTCAGATCACGACCCGTGCGGAGTTCGAACGCCTGGTCAAAACCGATCCGACCACATTGACCGACCTCGAACGGGCAGCCCGTTTCCTTTACCTTCAGCGCACAGCGTTTGGCGGCAAGGTGTCTGGTCGCAATTTCGGGGTATCGGTCGAACGACCGGGGCGGTTTGATATTACCAAGCTGGGGCCAATGCTCGATGATCTGCATTCGCGCCTGTCGGGCGTGGTGATTGAATGTTTGCCCTATGGTGATTTCATCACGCGCTATGACCGGGCAGAGACGTTATTCTACCTCGACCCGCCTTATTTTGGCGGCGAGAATGACTATGGCAAAAATGTCTTTGAACGGGCTGATTTTGAGAGGCTATCAGAGCTTCTAAGAGGCCTCTCAGGGCGTTTTATTCTGTCTCTTAACGATGTGCCAGAGATCCGCCAAATCTTCGCTGGCTTCTCAATGCAAGCAGCCGAGGTCAATTATTCGATTGCGAGACAGGCCGAAAGCAGGCGCGCCTTTGGTGAATTGATCATCTCAAACACCTGACACAAAAAAGCCGGGGCGATGATGCCCCGGCGGTTCTTTCTCATTGTAAATCGGGTTAGTTGCCTTTGGCCGTGCTCTGCGCCCCTGCTTCATAGGCGCGGCGCAAGGCGGCTCTTAAGCCCCATACAGCAACATCATGAAAATCTTTGCTGTCATGGCCTTTGGTTTCGAGCGTGTTGATAAACAGCTCGTCGCGGGCGATCTGTTCAAAAAGCTGGTTTAAATTATTCAT